GATTATACAGACTTGGTATGATGAATTTATTTATTAGCGGTGTACTCAATACTGTAACTAACAGCGACTTTACTAATCTTATTCAGAATGATACGTTTGATAGAGCTAGTCAATTTATTGATATGGCATCAGGTGATAAAGAGAAACAACGTAGAGCATTTTTTGGTAAAGGCCCTGTCATAGGTACACTAGGCGGTCCTTTTATTGCAGATATGGTTACAATGGGCAATGTGTTTGGCTTCTATGATATGTTTACAAACTTTGAACACGGTGATCCAGGCATACTAGGATATCTCTCAGGCTACCATGATTATGCTGGTAGCAGAAAAGACCAAAAGGTATTTGATGTAGCTCGTACTATTAATTCTGAAATAGCAAGACAACTATTTGTAGTAGCTCCAAGATTATATAATGGTGCTGGGTTTGGTCAGCTCGTAGCATTAGAGACAGGCATTTATCCTTCAAGAGCTTTAAAGGAACGTAAGGTTAATGTTGTTAAAGCACTTAGGAAGCTGCCAGCTGTGGGTAAATACATTCCTTTACCTGCTTACTCTGCAAAAAAAGATATGACATCCAAGACACCAAAGACTGAGGGTCAAAATATTATGATGGCATTGGAAGGTATGACTGGTCCACCTGTTACTAAAGGTCCTAATAAACAGATGATGTCTGTGATTGATAACATACAGAATCAACAACAAATTACATAAAAAAAGGGGCAGCCATTACAGCTGCCACCTCTTTTTTTTGCCAAGCGATTAACTAAAGGCAAATTAATTCCCGTTATCTTTTCCTTTCATCATAATCATCATTTTATCAATTTCTTTTATATGATTTGTAGCCCATCTAATGGTGTCTGACTCTTTCTTTATTACATCCTGCATTTCTTTTTTTATTTTAACTAATGTACCAAGTACCTCTATTTTCCTTTCGTCAGTCATCTTTCTCCCTTTCTAAGCACCATAGTGCTATTAGTGCAGCATCACTTACTGCATATGTTATTCTGTCTTTGTTATCATATGTCTCTGAGAATATTTCATTTGCTATACTTTGCAACTTTCTTTTTCTCTCTAATTTTATCTTAGGCAAAGGTGCATATGATTTCATCCATAGTTGTGGTGTTACCTCTACTACAGATATATTAAGAGCTCCTATAGCTCCAAGCCATTGCCCATAATTCATACCGAATTTGAATGCAGAGTTCCTTGCATCTGTAGGAAACGCATGCACCTTTTCTATTGCTATCTTTATATGTTGA